ATTCGTGATTGTATTCTTGAAGAATTTCCTAAAATTAAAAAGTTTGATATTAAAATTGCTTCAGAAAGATTAATTCGTACTATTTCATTAGACAAACGAGAATTGTTGGTTTTGAAAAATGCTAATAACTTAAAATATTCTGGTGTAACAGGGATGGATTTACTTTTGATTGATTTTGCTAATCATTCTAGATATATGGAAACTCAGACTTTAAACACTAATGATCCGAATCCTATGATTTTAACTATTGAACAATCTGTTTCAGGAATTGATGGTGATGGAACTATTCGTAGTATTAATGCTAAGAAATCTCCTGGTTTTCCCTGGTCTAAATTACGTAAACCTTTTGGTAAACGTTATTGGGTGGGTAAAGAAGTTAAGTGTGATGGACCTGGATGGGAAGAACTCAAACTTTCTGTCGAAAAATTGATAAATGAAGCAAAACATAAAATACCTGAAGTATATTTTATAGATACCATGAAAGATGAATTAAGATCTTTGGAGAAAATCAAGAATTTTAAAACTCGTATATTTTCAGCTGGTCCTATGCATTTCTCAATTGCTTTTCGTATGTATTTTATGAGATTTTTATCTTTTATTATGGAAAATAAAATTGATAATGAGAGTGCTATTGGTATAAATCCTTATAGTACTGAATGGGAAAAATTAGCTAAACATCTTAATGTTTGGGATGGACCAACATGTATTGCTGGAGATTATTCAAATTTTGATGGTTCTTTAAGTAATCAAATTATGGAAAAGTTATTAGATGTTGTTGAAGATTTTTATGCTGAGTATGGTTCAACTGTTGAAGAAAGAAACATACGACGAAATTTATGGACTTGTTTAACAAGATCTTTACATATTGGACGAGATGGAGGAGTTTATAGATGGTATAATAGTCAACCTAGCGGAAATCCATATACAACTTTAATCAACATAATGTTTAATATGGTTGTTTTTCGTATAGTATATTCTCTCATTTTTGGTAAAGCTACTAATCAAGAATTGGGTGAAATTTTTCCTGATGGTTTTCCATTTAAAGGACCTCCACCTAAATTAACATTAGGTTCATTTGAAAGTAATGTGAAGTTTATTGCTTATGGAGATGATAATTGTGCAAATATAAATCCTGATATCTTGGATTGGCTTAATATGCACACTATTTCTCGTGCTATGAAATTACTTGGTTTAACATACACAGATGAATTCAAAAATAAAGATGGAGACGTTGCTAAAGCTCGATTTTTAACAGATATAAATTTTCTTAAAAGAGGTTTTAAACAAATTGATTTTCAAGGAAGAAAATGGATTGCACCATTGGATATCGACACCGTTAAGGAGATACCAATGTGGGTGCGAACATCAGATTCAGTACGAAGAGATCAAGTTATGATAGATAATGTTAAAGGAACTTGTATGGAGATGTGTTTACATGGAGAACAGGCATATGAAGATTGGATTATTTTTATTAGTGGAATGCGCCACAAAGATTTATTGGGTAAGCATTTTCCTCCTATTGAAAATTATTATGAACAATTTGAAATGACATGCAATGAAGTTTTGGACTTTTAGTTACTCCTTATTATTATTAAAATACTAAATTTAAGATATCTCCTCTAGGTATGATAAATAACTTTGTGTTATATTTATAGATAAGCCCGTGGGCTCCTAGTTGTATAATTAAACAAATATAGGCGAATGCTTAGTTGCTAATAGCCAACCCAAATATGGAAAAATTAAATATTAATATAGATAAACAAGAATTAATGACTTACTTTCGACAAGGAGTCGCCTCTCAAACACAAGTGCTTCCATCGATGGCTCAGGTCCCAAATGCTCACGAGCTTACACTTCAAGATAGGCGACATGATATCCTTAGTTTTGTGTCACGCCCCATCGACGTTTTCAAAGGCATTTGGACTACTAATCAAGGCCAGAACGCTGAACTCATTCCAGCAGGTCTTATATTCCCTGATTTACTTTATAAAAATCCTCAATACCAGGAGAAGATGCGTGGTTTTGTTGGACTCCGTGGACGAATTAGAATCCGTTTAATTATAAATGCACAAAAATTTCAACAAGGTATTCTTATGGCATATTGGATACCAAATTATAAAAATTTGTTATCTAAAGCTGCTTTAATCCAAGCTTCATTGGCAGGTAAAAGTGGATGTGCTCATGTTTTTATAAATTGTGAAGGAGGAACCGAACAATCTATAGATATTCCTTATGTGAATCAACATACTTATTATAATTCTGTTACAGATCAAGGGAATTATGGGGCACTCTTCTTATGTGTTTTTGGACAATTAAAATCAGAAACATCAGATGATGTTGGTTTAAGAATTCAAGCATGGTTAGATGGTCCAGAACTAGAATATCCTACAGCTGTTATGCCAGTTCTTACTCAGGGTTCTGAGGAAGAGAGTATGCATTTAACTACAGCTGATGTACCAAGTGGTGGTTCTGAAATAACTTTAAATGATATTATGAAGGAAATTAAAAATTTTTCCCTTAAACCTTCTTATTTAGCTCGTAATGCTGCAAATCTTATGCAGCTTGCAGGTCATCAGAAACCTACTAATATTACTGGTATTACCAGATCAAGTTTACGAACTAATAGTTATATGGCTAATTTTGGAGGAGAGCAAATGTCACATAAGTTGGCTTTGGCTGCTAATAATGAATTGTTATCTATGCCAGAAGCAGGAGGTTCTACATCTGATGAAATGAATTTAATTAATATTTGTAAAGTTCCTTGTTATTATAAAACTTTTTCTGTTAATGTTACGGATCCAGAAAATAAAGTATTATTTTCTGATAATGTACATCCAGCAAAATTTGTTCAAACAGGTACAGAAGGTGTTATGAATTCAACTTTTCTCGGAATAGGAACAGCATGTTTCGGTCAATGGAGAGGATCAATGAAATATACTTTTATTTGTGCTAAAACTGGATTTCATTCAGGTACTTTAAGAGTTTCTTGGGTTCCTGGTTTATATGCACCTTTTGATGATCCTTCTACAATTCCATCTGGTATAAATTTAGATAGATGTTATCAAGAAACTTATGATTTACGAGATATGACTGAATTTTCTTTTACTGTTCCTTATACTTCTACAAGAGAGTTTTTAAATGTTATTAATGAATTTTCAGTTCAAGAACAATCAGTTAAGAAACATAATTATTCAACAGGTGTAATTGTTGTTGATATCTTTGTACCTTTACGTGCTCCTGAAACTGTTACTCAAAATTTTGATATTATGGTTTTAGTTGGGGGTGGAGATGATATTATTTTGGCTAACCCAACAGCACCAAATATTTATCCTTACACCGTAGCTACTCAAGGTATTTCTATGGATGAACAACATGATCGTCAAGATGCTGTTCAAAGTGTTGAACAACCTATAGGAGCTGCTCATCTTAAAATGAGTTTGACTCCTAGTGCTTTATGTACAGGTGAAGTTATTACTTCTATTAAAAATTTATTAGCTCGTGCAGGCACTTATTATATTGGAAATGTTACTACTATGAACATAGCATACACTATAGCTCCATTTGATTTTCAAGCACCTAGAACAAAAGCTAATTTAGATATACCTTTTCCTTTTGATTATATAGATTTCTTTTCTTATATTTATGCTTTTTATAGAGGAGGAATACGTTTATCTATGGATCCAGGAATGTCTGGTGCTTATCAGAATTTGAGTTTTGTTGCTAAAATGAGATCTACTCTTAATAATTATTATCCTTTAACAGATATTCCAAGAGGTACTAGTTCTACTTTTGATGCTCTTCCTAAACAATTTTTATATTCTCCTTTTTCTACTCAAGTAATGAAACCAGGTATAGAAGGTATGATGGATTTAGAAGCACCTTTTTATTCTTTATCTCATGTAACTCCTGTTTTAGTTCAGGAACAAACTCAGAATCAAGTTGAAGAAAGTAATTATCCTTTTCCAATTGTTACCATTTATCCATCAGGTGAGGCAAAATCTTTATCTGCTAGAATGCAACCTACTTTTTATAGATCATGTGCAGATGATTTTTGTTTCCAATATTTATTAGGACCACCTCAAGTTCATTTTATCAATTATACAATTATTCCTTTTACTGATGGTACACAGTTCTTTGATGTTGATTATTCGAGTCAACCTGTTACTAGAGTAGGTAATTCAGCAAATGGTCTTTTTGGACAAGCTTTTACATTTGGTATTTTACCAACTGCATCTCAATTATATGTGCCTAATCAATTTTTAGCAACTAATGCTGGAAATGGTTATATTTTTGCTTTACCTGAAGATACTTATTCATTTGCGTGGACATCTACAGGAAACCATTTACAAGTTGTTTTAAATCCATATAATCCTCCATCAGTGCCTTTATGGATGTTTTCCAATAAAGTTGGTACTGCAGGAAATATTGTGGAAGCATGGACTAAATATGCTATAGTTCCTCCAGTTAGTGGTGCTCAGGCTTTACCAAAACCTTGTTGTTCTTGGGAAAGTGAAACTATTACTGTTTCTGGATCAAGTGTTGATGTCCCTTCTTGGGGTCTCGGAGCTATTACTTATATGGTTAATTTTGTTTTACCTCATCCAATTCTGGTAGCTAAAACAAATACAGGAACAGTTAATGCTTTTTCTGAATTAATTTTAATCGATGCTGGACGCACTTTACGTATTATGCTTAATGGTCCTCCTGGCTC